GGCTTGGAAAATATGGTGGACACAAATCAAATCTCAAATTAATACACTTAAAATTAGTGGTGGCGAACCCTTAATTAGTCCAAATTTTTGGCATACTTTGGAACAATTAGAAAACGAAAATAATTTAAATCTTGCACTTAATAGTAATCTAAGCATAGAAACAAAGTATCTTGAGAAACTTATACCATTTAGTCAAAAAGTAAAAACTCTAAGAATTGCTGCTAGTATTGATGCTACTGAAAAAATTGCTGAATATACTCGTGCAGGATTGAATTACAATTTATTTTATAAAAATATTAATTTTTGGTGTAAAAATTCTCCTAGTAATTGTTTCATTAATTTACAAAGCACAGTAAACATTTTTAGTGTTTGGGGATTATTAGATAAATTCAATTTACATATTAAATTAAAACAAAAATATGAAGATAAAATCAAACCTTTTTACAGCACTTTAGTTAGGTTTCCAGAATTTCAAAGTATTTTAGTACTACCATATAATATTCGTAAAGAATTATATGAGAAATTTAATGAATGGTTTATTATTAATGAACAATTTTTTATTGAAAAAGAAAAAATATATTTCAAAAAAACATTAGAATATCTGATCAGTGAAAATGATGATATAAATTTAGACAAAAATTTAAAAATGTTTATCCAAATGAATTTATAAATTGGTTAAAATAATAGTGAATTAATTTCGGGAAATACTTCTGCAAAAGATTCGTTTCTATAATTGTCATGCAATTCTATACGATTCCTGAACTCTGGTAAATGCTTACTATCGTCTAATAATACCCATTGACTGATTGATTGTATATCTTTATGTTTACTATTTTTAATTTTATCAAATATTTTATCACGATTACTTTCTGGAAATATCGAACAACGATAATAAGCAGGATTAACTAAACGTCCAAAATATGGTTTTGGTAAATTATTTTTATAAAGATAATCAAAAAATTCATCCAAATAATTTATAGTAAACACGCTCACTGTAGTGCTTATACTAAATTGTATATTATCTTTATTTTTTATTGTATCACGATATTTGAATAAATTATCTTCTACTTCGTTCCAAACTGCATTTTTTCTATTGTATTCAAATCTTTTTCCTATATCATCTATACTTGGTTGAATATCAATCCAACCTAAGTTATCAAATATATCCCAATATTTTTGATCTGGAAATATTGTACAGTTAGTACTATAATGTAATCTTATTTTTTTTGAATTTTTAGATCTTACAATTTTGGAAAGTATTTCCAAATGTCTTTCATTATCATATAAAAAAGGTTCACCACCATGTAAATGTAATTCAATTAAATTTTCAGATATGTTTAACAGTGTTTCCCATGTATCTTCATTGCTTATCCAATTAGGACTAGACACTTTATTATTATATACATCAACAAATTCTTTTATCCAACTACTGCTATTATGGGGATTACATATTCTACATTTTAAATTACAAATATTACTCAATGGGATCGTTAATAATAATGTTTGTGAATCGTTTAAATTTTGCTCAACAAATTCATTTTTCCAACGCTGTGAATCTAATTGTCTTTTACTAAAATAGTTTGTATTTTCATCTTTCCAACATCTATCACAAGCAATGGGTTTTTCACCACGTAAAAATTGTTCTTTTAAAGTTTGTAAACCTTTACTTGCTTTATAATCAGCAATTGATGATGTGTTTATACTCAAATTATCCCAGTTTTCTGCGATTTTATTATTAAATTTGCAACATGGTCTAATAATACCAGTGTTGTCAATGTCTATACCAACCCAAGGTTCATAGCAAAAATGTGGTGATTTCATATTAAAATTATTTATTGACATATTTTTTCACAGATAATTAATATATTATAGGCACAATTAGGCATAAAAGGCAATATCAATGAAACTACCAGACAACGCACAGGCGCAATGTGAACAATTATTAAAAGAATTTAGACGACAGATACCAGATGATGCGGCATACAGTGACCGTCTTATTGAAGAAATAGAAATCATACTGGGATTACGATTTACAGATTACTTCCTACAAATCCGTGAAATATTAGATATGACCAGCGATATACCACACATGACACGTGGTAGTGCTGGTAGCAGTCTTGTATGTTGGGCATTGGGTATTACTGATGTTGATCCAATAAAATGGGATATACCACTATCACGGTTCTTAAATCCACACCGTGATGACTTACCAGACATTGACATAGACTATCCACATTGGGCGCAAAGCATAGTAATGGAACGTATATTCAAACGTTGGCCTGGGAAAAGTGCACGTATAAGCAATTATGTAACATTTAAAGAAAAAAGTGCCAAGCGTGAAGCAGCAAGACGACTTGGTGCAAAAGGTAAATTACCACGCAACTTTAAATATGATGATCTTGATATTGACATAGGGGAAGCTATTCGTATTGAAAAGAAGTTACTTGGTAAAAAGCGTGCTATCAGCAAACATTGCGGTGGCATATTGGTGTTCAAGCACAACTTACCCAAAAGTTTAATAAATGCTGATAACCAGATATTATTAGACAAACATGAAGTTGAAGATCTTGAACACCTAAAAGTTGATGTGTTGGCTAACCGTGGTTTAAGTCAACTCTATGAAATAGAACCACATATGGGTTTAGAAGATTATCCAGACTATGATGAAGCAACTATACAGCTACTTTGCAATGGTGATGTATTAGGTGTAACACAAGGCGAGTCACCAGCAATGCGACGATTGTTTCGTGCAATACAACCAAAGAATCGTAGTGATTGTGTATTTGCAACAGCACTTATACGTCCTGTTGCAACCACTGGTCGCCAGAAAGCAAGTTTCTTTCACGATTGGACGGAAAAACGTTTAGAAGAAAGTATTGTATATGAAGATGATGCTATCAAAAAGATAAGCAAACTTATTGGTTGCGATATGTATGAAGCCGATATGTATCGTCGTGCATTTGCTAAAAAGAATGAAGAAAAAGTATATGAGTTTATGCATCGTATGGGAACACATCCAAACAAAGGTGCTATTATAGATGAACTTTATCAACTTGGTAATTTTGGTTTATGCCGTGCACATGCTGTAAATCTTGGACGATTGATTTGGGCATTAGCATATCAAAAAGCACATAATCCTAAAAAGTTTTGGGCAGCTTGCCTTAAACATTGTGAAGGTAGTTATCGCCGTTGGGTTTATAAATGTGAAGCCAAACGTGCTGGTTGGGACTTACGTGATTTAGGATACAACTATAGTTTATTAAATGATCCTATCTACGAGTATCGCAAGTATGGTTGGTGGGGTGACCAACAATTCTTACCAGGTTTCTATTGCGCAAATCAGTATCTTGACAAGTTTGAATTTGCTGGTCTTGTTGCGAATGGTCGAGTATTCAAAGGTGAAAGTGGAAAGTATATTACATTCTTAACACTTGGCATTGATAACGGCAAATATATAGACTTATTGGTTAAGGGACCAGTAGCATATAGTGATTATGATGTTGTGTGCGGTGTTGGTAAAATAAAAACAAGCAATGGCAGTCAGTATATAGAGTGTCAAAGTGTGCGTAGTTTAAAGTTAGAAAATTTTAACTCTTTGTCTTAATATTATTAAGCATCTGTTTTAATACACTACTATTAACATCTGCTTGTATCTTGCCTGGTTGGTCTTCTACTACTGCTTCTGTTGATGGTTTAACATTACTACCACCTTTAATACTTGCAAAGATACTACTGCTTTGTTTCTTAAATTGTTGATAATCTGGATCTTCTGCTAAATCACGAATACGCAAACTATCAATATCAAATTCAAGTTCAATCTTTTGTCCAACACCACTACTACTACGAGTTTTCATAAGTTGCAGTTGATACTTGCCATGTTCACGCATACTACGACTTGTAAAGATACCAAACAAGTTATCTGCGGTGTTAATTTTACTGATACCACCACTGATATGACTATGGTCAAACTCTACTTCTTCTACAGATGCACGGTTTAACTGTGATGCAGTAACAAGTAGAATATCCAATTCTTTTGCAAAGTTACGTATTTCTTCGGATACATATTTGTCTTTAACAAACAAATCACTTGGACTTACTTTTGCACTTACTGGCATAAGCAAGTCAAGATAATCAATCATTACGAAGTCTACACGACGACTTGTGCGGATTTGTAATTCTTTAATATAAGCACGAACATCGTTGATATTGCTTTGTGCTGGCATATACTTGATTTGCAATCTACCACTTTTCTTACCAAGCATCTTAACTTTAACTTCAATATCTTCAATACTCTTGAAGATATCACGTGATGGTGTATTAGTAAGCATACCATCAATACGCATAGCAGTAAGTTCTTCACTCAATTCAAGTGTAATATAAACACCATTAAGACCTGCTAATATCCAATTACAAGCAATATTTTGCATGAATAGTGATTTACCACTGCCACTACCACCTGCAAAGATATTCAGTTCACCACGGTTAAAACCACCAAATAGTTTCTTATCAAGTGTAGTCCAACCACTGCTTGTTTGACCATTGTTATCTTTAATCTTATTCAATCGTGCAATTGGGTCTTGAAAGTAGTCTGTTCCCAAATCTCTGGTCAAGCTAATTTGCACTGCATCTTTGATAATCTTTTCAACAGGATCAAAGTCACCTTTTTCAAGCATATCAGCAGCTTTAAGAATTGCACGTTCTAATTCTTTTTGTTTAGTAAACCCTTCAAATTCTTCCAAGAACCAACCTGTATGGTCATCAGTCATACCTGGTATTGGTTGAAATGTATTATTAGTTGCAGCATTAATTTGTTCATGCAGTGGCATAATTGTATGCTTGTCACAGTGGTCTTTAATAAACCGTGCTGCACTTTGCAAACTACGGTCAAAGTTATTTGGATTGAAAATGTTCTGGACACGCACATAACTTTGTGGGTCACTTAACATCATTTCAATGAATAACTTTTGGACTGCGGTATCATATGTTTTAGCCATTAATTGTTCTCAAAATATTGCATATTAACACTATAAAACTTTTTATACAAAATTTCTATTTTTTTCATGTCAACATTAAGATTAAATTTTTTTAAGATTTGTGTAAAATTTTCTAAAAAATTTTCATAATTCAAAAAATTTTCAAAATAAAAAATTGCTTCATTGTCTCTTACTTGAATAC